TTAGGGCACTTTGCCGAGAAGTGTGGCCTCAAGCCGCCCCATCTCCAGCGCGTTGCGATCCCCGTCCAGCCACTTGGCGTAGGTGCTCAAGAAGATCTCTACGCTGTGCCCTAACTGGCCAGCGCAAAAGGCTGGATTCATGCCAGCTGCCAGCATCGCGCTGGCGTACGTGTGCCGGCAGGTGTATGGCCTTCGATACCGGATGTTGAGCTCTTTCAAGACCGGTATCCAGCATCGACGTCTGAAGATACCCTCCTCAAGCCATCCTGATTGAGTTTCGGGATCTGGAAAGACGGTTGAGTCTTTTCCTCTGGGCAGTTTGCTTTGGCGCTCGATCGCGGCGCGGGCCCGACTGTTCATGATCACGGTACGGGCGACGTTGGTCTTTGTGCTGCCTTTGCGCTGACCAAGAACCACAGCCTCGCGAACATGCACCGAGCCGCGTGTCAGGTCGACGCTTGACCAGTTGAGCCCATGAAGCTCGCTTGTCCGAAGCCCAGTCCACAACCAGAATTCGACCATGTTGGCGACGTGACCAGGAAAGAGCCGATGCATGGTCTGAATGATGGCCTCGGTCTCTTCTCGGGTGAATGGGTCGGGAGGCTCCTTTTGGTACTTGATGCGAGGGACCTGGGCGGCGACATTGCTGTCAACCAGTCGATCGCGCACAGCCGCCTCGAGCGCAAGCCGGAGAATTTGGAGGTAGTTGTTGCTCGTTCTTCCGCTCAGGTGCGGTCGGGTGCCCAAGGCCGTCAGGACATGGCTGGCGATCACAGATCGGACAGGCATATCCCCCAACTTCTTTCCATTCCTATCGCAAGTAGCCCCCTTCCAGAAGCGTGCCGCGGTCATGTAGCCGGACCTGGTTGAGTGCTCGATGCGCAGTGTTTTGAGCCAGTCATCGAACTGTTGGCCGACAGTTAGGACGCCAGTGCCAGTTTCGTCTTCGTTGAAGAACTCCCGCATCGAGAACGTTCCGAACTTAATGCGCGATCGAATCTCTGCGGCCAGGCGTTCGGCATACCCGACATTCGCCGGGGTGGGGCTCATCGGCTGCCCGTTGACCTTGAGAGTCTTCTTGTACTGGCGCCCCTCGAAGGTAAATGACAGCCGAATGCTGGTCTCTCGGACCTCTACGCCGAGCCCGTTGCGACCCATTTTTCGAACGCCTTGATAGAGACGTAGACACGGCCTGCACGACGTTGGTAGTGGCGACCTTCGAGCCACTTGCCCTCATGGATCATGCAGCGCACGGCCGGCTGCGTGAGCCCGGAGATGCGTGAGAACAGCTCAACGGTTACCCATTCCGTCGTGCGGATCTGGATCACCATCGGCTCATCGTTGGACGCCTCCTGGGCGGCTCTGCGTGCGCCGACGTTGTGGCCACGATCGAGGTACAGGGCGGCGACGTCGAAGGACTCATCAGGTTGGGTGGAGCGTTGGCGCTTCATCGTCCACCTCCAGAGGTTTGGGCCATTGCTGCGTCAATGTACTGGTCGCAGTTTCCTCCTACCGGAACGTTCTTGGGCCAGCGAAATACCAGGACGGTCTCCCCCTGCCAGTCGAAGTCCGCGGCAAGAAGCCGGGTAGCAAGCCACCGATAACGACGATCGTTGGCGACCATCGAGGTCAAATCTGGATCAGCAGGTGTGATTACTTCGTTCGTCGGATCGGCGGCAGTTTCGCGCTCCAGCGCTGCTTGCTCATGATTACGAATCGCTTCCTTGATCAACTGCATAAGTGCAGCGTCGTGGGCAGAGGACCACTTCGAGTTGTCCTCGCTTTCGATCATGTTCGCCACCTGCCGCAGCAAGTCGATTTCGAGCGGTTCAGAGCCGGTGGCTGCGAGCTCTGGTTGCTGACCTTCAGGCGTGATTCGCTCCCTCATGCCGCACTACCCTTCTTGAACTTGGCCAGGATCTCGGCCGCTATGATCGACGCCTCGACAGTGTCCAGGTGTTGACCCTGTTTGATGTTGGCCGCGACTTGCCCAAGGTCGCCCAACAACGCCCCAGCGTAGGCGAGGTCACGCAGTTGTTGCGCCGGCGTCTTGTGTGCCCCGAAGAGACGTTCAAGCGTGAACATAAGCGAGCTGTATTGATACGCAGCAGCGTCACGAAGGGTGGGTTGGTACCCTTCGTCTTCAACCGCGTACAAGAAATCAAGATTGGCCTGCAAGGCCTCTTGGTGGGTCACAAAGACCTGCTGCGCGAAAGCCCGGGCCGACTTCACCATGCTGCGGATCTCGATGCTGACCTCACGGTTTTCTGCCGTGGCTGTGACGATGTGCCCCTCGAAGCCGTGGAACTCGACATCAGCCGGCCTCACGTCGAACTCAGGGATTCGGAAGTAGTTGTCAGGATCGAGGCGGTCTCGCTCCCATTCCTCTTCCCATTGACGGAGTTGTGAGTTCATGCTGCTTCCTTTCGAATCTTCACTTGGTCGTTCATGGCTTTGAGAGCGCGCTCAACACAGCTGTTGGATGCGTTGAAGTAGTCACAGTACCAGCCGTCCGACCAGCGCCATTCGTAGTCATCAGCTACCTGCAAATGCTCAATCAGCTCAAGAAGCGACAGGGCCTGCTCTACATTGAGGCGCAACTGATCTGGCGTAGCACCCTGCTTCTCGATGATCGAGTACACACGCTTGAGCATGCCGACTGCAGCCTGCAAGACTCCGAACAATCCGGAGGCTTTGCTGGGCTCGCTGAGGCCGGAATCGCCAGCGAAAACATGCACCATCGCTCGAGTCACCGCCTCTGCCTGGCAGAGATCACGATGGATGTCATCGTAGTCGGCGCCGGTCACGAAGCACTCGACCGGCGGCTTGGCTCCGCCCGAGCCGAACGCAGGCTCGTTCGCCGGCGCTGCTGGCGGTGCGTTGGAAGTGCCGGTGGCTGGCTTGCTTTTGGTTGCTGTGCTCATGCTGCGACTCCTTCGGGGAACGGGACTGCGCCGCGGAACAGCGTGTGGTGCACATCGCCAACGGTCAGGACGTCGTCGCCGGACAGGGCGCTCATCAATGCGCTGTTCAAGTCCTTGATGCGCGCACCGATGGAGCGCAACTCGGCGCCATCTTCCGGCTGCAGGTCGAGTTCGCGGCTGCGGCGGATCAGCTGCAGGGCTGCACCTTCAATGTCGAAAGTGCAGTCGAGCATCAAGGCCTGGCCGAACTTGCTGTCAGCAGACATCAGAGTTTGCTTGGTCACGAATGGCGACTTCTCCTGGGCTTCTTGCTTGGGCTGAGGCTGGATCAGAATCGCCTGATCAGACAGACCAGCCATGATCAGCGGCACCTGGTCAGGACTCGGCAGGCCGGCCAGGATCTGGGCCAGCTCGGCATCGTTGAAGTCGGGGTGGCTTTCGGTCATCGTGATCGCTTCGATCGAGTCGAGCATCAGCTTGTGGAGCGCTTCACGGTTCGGGCTGGCCACGTCGACCGCCTGGGCGCCGCGGATCATGGCCTCGGCGTCGTAGATTTTCTCCAAAACCAGGCTGCTGTTTCGCAGACTCTGCTCAATTTCGCGGCTTGCGTTCTCGAAGTGGACGGAGATCAAGCGGTCCAGTCGAGAGGCGTAGATGTCCTCTCCGCTGCCAACATCAACAACCTCCATGGCGGCCATTGCGAGGTCTGATAGCTTGCGCAGGATCGCCGTCATCGGCAACGCCCAGGCCGCGATGGGCATGGGCTCATTTGCGGCCGGGCCAGGGCGGCCCACCTGGATCTTCCCCTTGGTGGCGGGGGTCTTCTTTGCCTTGATGGGGGCAATTGTGCTATTTTCCATGACACAGTTCCTTTTCATTTGACGGTTTGGGATCTCAGAGGCCTTGTCGGATTGCCGTCCTTCAAGGCCTCGCCTATTTTTGGGCTTCTTTCCAGAAGTCGCGCACGGCTAAATGACGTTTTTTCGTCGTTATTGATGGGGTTTGGGCTCATGCCGCCAGTCCAAGACCGTCGAGGTGGCGCTTGATCACGTCGATCACATCCTGCTTCCACTTGATTTCGTAGTCGCTGTGCCCATTGCGATGGAACGGCTTCATTTCGCCGAACGCGGTGCCGGCTTCAGTCAAAGTCCAGCGCTTTTTGTCATCGCGGTACTGCAGGCCCATCTTCTCCAGCACAGGGTTGATTGCGCGGGCGCTCATGTTGAAGCGCTCTCCCACCTGGGTGGCGTTCAAGTCGGCCAGGTCGTTGGGAGCAACTGCCGGCAGGGCCTTGGCGATCATGCTGGCCGGCAGGCCAGTGGTGCGCTCGATGGCGTCCAGCGTGAAGCTCATGGCCAGAGACGGGTTCACGCCCTTGATCTTGGACATGGCTTTGCCGATCAGCAGCAGGTCACGCACGGGCTGGGGTTGGGGCATGCGCACGCGGTGTTGAGGCGGCACGATGGCTTCGGCTGCATCCTTGGCGCGGAAGTAGCCATCAACCAACTGCTCTTGAACCTGCCAGGCCAGATCATCGGTGAAGGACTTCACCAAGACGAGGTAGCCACGCTCAGTGAGCAGGGTCACGTCTTCGTGGGCTTTGGAGGAGATGTCCACGATTTTGTGCGTACGGATTTCGTCCGCACAAACCTTGAAGTAGTGGCGTCCCTCAACGAGCCGTTCTTTGTTTGCGTTGAAGGTACGGCGGGCGGTGCCTTCCGGGCGGCCATGCACCTGATCCATCATGGCCAGGGTCACCACGCGCTGACCCTGGTGCTCGACAACCTGCACGCTGGTGTCGTTGATCTTGACGATGTTGCTCATGCTGCTTCCTTCAGAGTGGGGATAGGGGCGACTTCGGCATAGAAGGTCAGCGCGCCCAGCAGGTAGGCCGCGGCGACTTCCTTCGTTTCCGTGATGAATGTGCTCAGCAAAGACTCGGCGAGCTCTGCTGCGACCTGATCGGCAGTCTTGCCTTCGGCGCGTTCGCAGAACGCATCGTTGGCGGCGCTGTAGCCCGAGACGAAGTCGTCGGACTCTTTGTCGACTTAGATCGACGGGTTGAGGGCGATTCGCTGGTTCACTGTTGACCTTTCTGGGGCTGGTTGGAAAGCTGTTGGGTGCGCTTGCCCTTGAAGGACTCTCGCAAACGGTGGAGAATTTCGGCGTTGAAGGTGCGGTCTGCCACGTCTGCCGCCTCATGGACTTGACGATGCAAGTCAGGGGGCATGCGAAGGGCGGTCTTGACGAAATCTGCTTGTGTTTTCAATTTGCCTCCATGATGGAGATTTGATTTAAATGTACATTGCTTCCATGTTGGAGGCAATACTTGACGCGTTCGTGTGGACTATCATGGAGGCATGGCGACCAGCACCAAACAAACGGACTTCGTTAAGACAGCTTTGCGGCTGCCTCCTGAACTTCATGAGCAGGTGCATGCTGCAGCCCAAAATTCGGGCCGAACGTACAACGCAGAGTTGGTTCACTGCATTGAGAAGGCCCTGAATCCCGGGCCTGATGCCGTTTCCGTCCATCTCGACCCCAAGCTTCGGTATCTGGCTGAAATCGCTGCCAGGAAGAATCGGAGAACCCTGGCCAGCCACATTGAGTGGGCTGTTGAGGTAAGTCTGCGGGAGGTGCTCCTGTACAAGGGGGACCCTTTCGACAGCAACGATCATTCCGTTTCTGTTGCTGACGAGGCAAATCGATTGTGGGACGTCGATGTTTCCGAGAGGTTCGTCAAACTCGCAATTCGATACCCCGAGCTTTTGACACTGGAAGAGCAAGAGCGTTGGAAGATGTTGAACGACAGCGATCTTCTGACCATTGCAAAAAGTCGCAGTCGAAATGGCGAGATGATTTGGAGCTTTCCAACTCTTGATGACTTGGTCTTTCCTATGATTCGTCTCTATTGGGCTGATCTTCTGGTTGCCCATGCGGCGGGGAATGACGCCATGCGTAATTGGGTCAGTGCTACCAAACGCCAAGTATTGAGCGGTGCAATTTATCCTGGCTATCCCATGAAGCCAGCTCCGGCGGTCAAACCTGCTCGTCCGTCGTCTGGCTTTGATGATATGGACGACGAAATTCCGTTCTAACGAGGCCTCCTTCATCCCCGCCCCCCCGCCAGTCGTTCCATAACCGGCCGCTCCCGGAACTCCCCGAAGGCCCCGTCGAAGAACTCATTGGCTCCGTCGTGAACGGCGCGATCCAGCTTGGGATTGGTGGTTAGCGCGTTCATGAAGGCCATGGTGTGGCACCACTTCAGGGGCTTGATCTCGATGCCCTCGTCCTTGGTGGCTGAGTTCTCGAGGTCGAGGACTGCCACCAGGTGAATGGCCTTGTCGCCGTACTTGGCGACCTCCGGCGTGTTCCACTCCGAGGTGTTGGCGCCCAGGACGTTCAGGATCCGCTCGCGCGGAACGCCCGCTTCATCGATTGCCTCGCACAGCGACATGAGGCGCTGGCCATCCTCGATGAGGGCGAATTCCACGTTGACGATTTCGACCTTGATCTTGGCGATCGTGGCCTCGGCGAGGCTCGCCTTCCCGTGCTGGCCCAGGGCGCGGAACACGTCTTTGCGGCGGGTCAGATCAGCGATGTCGGCGCGGTATTGTTCGCGCACGGTGAGCATCAGCCTGGCCGAAAGCTTCAGGCGCGCCAGGTCGCGCATCAGGGTGTCGTGGTTCATTGGCCGCCACCTTGGCCTCGGTTGCGCCACACCAGGCCAGCGGCCCAGCGCACGGACTGAACAGGGCTGGCACCGGCGTTGTGGCGCATCCTGGCCAGGCGGTAGAGCAGGGTGACTTGGTTCATTTCGCCACCTTAGAGGTCTTGGCCTGGGCGGCCTCACCGGCTTCGATCAGCAGAAGGATCTGCTTGTTGAGGCTGCGCTTTTCGCGGGCCGCCATCGCTTTCAGTTGCTCGCGGTGGCCTGGGCGTTCGAAGCGCAGGATGTATCGGTCCTTGGCTTGTTGGGGTTGGGTCTGCACATCAATTCCTTATCAATGGCTAGTTGCCATGTTGTGAATTGTGGCTAGTTGCCATGCTTCTATCAAGTGAAAAGATGGCTACTTGCCATTGTTTATTTCTATGGCTACTAGCCACTACAATAGGGAATGGCTACTGACCAAGAACCCTTCCCGTCCCAGGTTGCTGACAAGTACGTCATCCGGTTTCCGGATGGGATGCGGGACCGCCTCAAGCAGGCAGCGGCCGCCAACAATCGCACCTTGAATGCTGAGATCGTCAAGCGCCTAGAAGATAGTTTTGACGAGCGCTCGTTGCCTGCGGATGAGATACCCCAGCAGGAGATGCTTTATGAGATGCGCTTGACTCAATTGCTTCTTGAGCGCAACGCCATTAGCGCGGAAGCAGAACAACTTCGAAGACAGAGATTGGATGTGGAAGATCTCGAAAACGAAGGCAAGATTGATGAGGAAACGGAGCGGGCGATGAAGGCGCAAATCGCCCAGGAGCGCGCCCATCTGGACGAGAGAATGGTGCAGGTGCTTGCGAAGCTGAGTTCTCTGGAACAATTTCGCAAGAAGCACCTTCCCGAGTTGGCTGCCACTCTTCCTGTTCGTCACGATCCTCGGTGATCACCACGCCTAACCACCTCTTGGCCCCCCTCGCAGGGAAGCCGAAGGGGTGACACTTCCAGTCTCCCCTGGCTATGATGTGTCAAACATCTTCAGGGGGATTTCATGGCCACACCACAAGACGTTCTCGCGGCACTGCTCTCGCTTTTAAATTCGACGTCGACGCCATTGGATCTGCGCGTAGCTGCAGCAGATGGGCTTGGAACAATCGGCGGCGAAAAGGCGAGGGGGGCGCTGTTGACGATTGTGAAAGCGTCGAATCATCCGCTTGCACTTCGATCGGCCGCGGCCAGAGCCATTGCTCACGCCGCTCGCGAATGAACAGGCCAGGAGGCCGCTTTATTAGCGGCATTGAACTTCCGGTCGGTGCCACCAAGGTAATCCGCTTCTTTGTGAGGCAGATAGCACCGCACGAATTCAATTGGAAGGCGGATGTTCGAACTCGCATGCCTGGTGAAGCCTTCAGTGATGCCATGGGCAATCAGAACATTGAGAGCAGCGAAGACTCTGCCCACAAAGCGGTGAGCGCGGCGGTCTCGTTTTTCGCGAGCTGCGACGTGCACCTGAACGCTGAGCAGCAGGCCGAGCTTGAAAAGGCCGTCGTGTTGAAGTCTGTCAACAACCCTTGAACATCCTGCTCCCAGGCACCACACTGGGCCCATGAACCAGACTGACGTCATGCTCAGGATCTTGGACATGGAGGCTCTGGGCGGTGCGGCGTCACCTGAGGATGCCATCTCGTTCATCGCTGAGCTGATCAACCGCCTGGATCCGTTCAGCGACAGTCACGAATCTGACGTGTACGCCCTGTTGAGGGTGGGAGCGTGCATCTGGGCCATGGGCAAGCGGCAGGCGTAAACCATCATCAATGGTGGGGCTTCAGTGGTGGTCCAGTGTGCCTGCGATGGCGCCTTTTCCCGTCGTTGGCCGGAACAAAGTACAACAATAGTTTTGCTGCATGCTGTCGCATGTTATCGCGTAGAGTGGCACAATGCGTTAATAACGGTACCTAGAGCGTCGTCTGCTACGGGCCGTTGATGGACACAACTAGGAGCAAAACCATGGCCGCCGCAGTCGCTGACCACCATGTCAGCGTGATGTTTGACCTTACTGGAGCAAAGATTGATAGCGCACAGCGCTTCGTCAATCGCGCTTCTGCGGGCGACGGAATTGTGGTTCGGATGATGGCTTCGCTTCTTTCGTTTGTTGCGATCCGGCTATGCGATCGGGTGACCAAGAACACCACGGATCAAGCAATTTGGTTCAAGGGGGCAACTCAGGAAATTTGGGATGGTTGTGTGGATTTGGATCTGGAAAAGATCAATCCATTGGCTGATCGCTTGGACCATCTGCTTGAATCGCTCAATGGGCTTCGCACTCAGCTCAACGACGTTTCTGAAACAAAGACAACTCTAGCAGCCGCAAAGCGTCGCGCTATGGCATCGTGCATTGATCTGCATGATTCTGTGTCTGCTTTCCGCTGGGCGCTTCTGGAATACGAAGCTTCCCAGGCAGTTCGGGTACCTGGCTATTTTGCCGAAACCCCTGATGCGCTTGAGGCCTTGTTCGACAAGATCACGACCGAATAATGTCCGTCGATCTTGAGGGACGCGTCATCCGTGGAATTGACATAGGATCGCCGGCATTTATTAATCGCTGGAAAGCACTGCCAGGCAATGTTCAGTCCGAAGCAAAGGCAACAATCAAGGGCTTGCTGGGCGAGAACATTGACCAACTTCCATCTAAGCTACATCTCCACATGCTTCAAGGTCGAAATGTTGAGAGTGCATTGGACCCTAAGAAGAAAGTTGGAGTATGGTCGCTGCACATAACTGCGGATGATCGCTATAAGGCAAGCTTCACATACGAACAAGGTACTTTCTACTTTCGTACGTGTGGAAAGCACGATGACGTTGATAAGAAGCCTTGAGTTGGTTTGGTATTGATCGCTCAGGCAGCGTGGGCCCGCATGTGCCATAAATCGCGCTAGAAACCACATGGATGCTCGCCTATATGGTGGGCCACCGCTTGCGGACGGGAGTTCAAATCCTCCGATCCTCGACCGGCATCTCGGAGTTCATCACCATGTACCCCGATGGTCGGTGCAGCTGAAATCCCAGCTTCCCGTAGTGCCGCCGAAGCTTGCGCCTGGCATAGTCCATGGAGCAGCTGAACTCCTGCAGGCCTAGGGCAGCGTTGTCCTCATGGCCGGCCCGACCTTCAAACTGGAGTGGAAAAGGGAAGAGCGCCACGATCCCTGTTCCGATCCTGTAGCGAAGGATGGCCCGCCGCAACACCTCAAGGCCCAGGCCCTGGTTGCGGAACTTGGGCAGGATCGTTAATCGGTCCAGCAGCAGGACGTTGGGGCGCCACAGTCCTTCCATGTCCAGCAGCTTATCGACCGAGCCTTTGAGTTGGACGGTGTCGAACGAATCGATTTCGTAGAGTGCCTGGAAACACTTCATGGTTTCCTGGTGAGTGTCGAAAACGGCAAACGCATCTTCTCTTTCCGACACTGCGCCCTCCACGTCGACCACGAAAAGGTGGATCTCCCCAGCATGGAGTTGGACACCAACATCGTCTTCGAACGCAATTTTTCCGGTTACCTCTTGAATGAACCTTGAGGGCTCCTCGTCATTGATGAGAAGCCATTGGTCCTCGATGGTGATCGTGGGGATGAGGTATTCGGCGTCGCGCTTCATCGGGCCACTGTAGCGAGCGCGCCGCGCGCTGTCACCGGAAGCATTGTTGCTGAACTAGTGGCAACCAACACAACCGGGCCAGCCACTCAGGGTTTGACGACCACCTCTGCCAGCAACTCCTCAACCGCCTGCCATGCCCGTTCGTTGGCAGGCGAGTTGCCCGCAACGTTCAGCGTGCTCAGGAGCAGGGCCCGCAGATCTGGCGAGGCGGCCTTGAAGGCCTGGCGCAGAACCTCAGTGGTTTGTGCGGCTTCCTGATTTTTCGGGGCCCCTTCAACTGGTGGTCGAACCAGGCTCAGCGTCCGGTGTTGACCGACTGTCTTCTCGCCCGTCCCATCAGCAAGCCATGAGGGCGACACCCCCAGGAACTCTGCAGCTCGGCTGTTGTTGGCCGCGGTGAAGCTGTTCGTCTCGCCAATCAGCACCTTGCGGCAGGCCTGGTAGGAGACGCCCAAGGCATCGGCCAAAGCCTGCGTTTTCACGCCGGCATCGCGCATGGCTTCGGAAAGCCTGTCTTTGTAAGCAACCATGGTTTAGATTGTATTGAATTTTCTTGCAACTTGAACTGATCCATGCTTCAATTAAGGCATGCAGAAAATTGAAGCAATTGAACTATTGGGCGGATCGATCGCGGAAGCTGCGCGTATCGTCGGCGTGTCCTATCAAGCTATCAGGCATTGGCCTGATCCGCTTCCGAATCGGATCAGGGATCGGGTTCATGCGGTCCTGTACCGCAAATTGATGGCAGAACAGGCCGCACGCCGACCCAAAAAGAAGGCGTGACATGTCCTTGACCCGCTTTCATTGCCCGAAGCCCCTTCTATCTTGGCGAGACCTTCCGTTTGCAGTCTCAACCCGGGTGGCCATGCCTCGAACACGAATGGCTCCTTCAACCCAATCGATCACTACTCGGCTTGTCACAAGCACCTGCATTGATCCGTACGTGTCGGGGTCGACATTGATGCTCAAGGCGGTTCTTGTGCTGCTGTGCACGGGCTCAATGATGTTGGGTGCGCTGTTCATGGCGGTTCAAAAATTGAAGTTTGGATGCCTGAACTTTGCTTTTTTTTGGCCGTTTGAACGAGACATGACGGTTCAAAAACCTTGTGGAGTCATGTCATGACGGTTCAATTCGAGTTCACATCTCGCCCACCGATGCACCAGGTCGACCCTGCGTTGATTGCTCGCCAGCCCAGCATGACCAAGGCTCTGCAGCTCTGCCAGACCTTGAGCGGCCTGGATGACAAGGCGTTTGTCGGCCCGGGCGGTGTGGTCAAAGACCAGGCCCAGTGGAGTCGGATCATGGGCTCTGGCCAGCACCACTTTCCGCAAGACAAGCTCAACCACTTCATGGACCAGGCCGCCAATGAAGCGCCGTTGCTCTGGTTGGTGCACAGCCGTGGCTACGACATCACGAGCTTGCGCAAGTTGGAAACCGAGACCGAGCGTGCTTTGCGTATCGAGCGCGAAGAGTCGGCTCGTCTGCGTGAAAAGCTGGCCTATGCCGAGTCGATCCTGCGTGGTGGGGGCGTGCGATGAATCAGCCGACCAACATCAGCGACACATCGCCAAGCGACACCGGAACAGAACTCGCCTCGCTGAGGGCTCAAATCGAGCTTCTGAAGGCCGAAGAGCAGGCGTTAGTACTCGGAGGTGCATCCAATGCGATCGAGCGTTATCAGCTAGTTACTTCCGGCCGTCTGACCTTGGAACATCGATTGATGAGCTTGCTTGCATCAGCAGAGGCAATCCCTGCGCACGGGTTGGGAAACGCGAGTCCCTCCAGCAAATCCGACCAGGGGTCTGACCATGCGTGACTATGGCAAGGTCCACACATCTTTTTGGACAAGCGACACGATTCGCGATCTTTCTGAAGATGGGCGAATCCTCGCCTTCTACCTTTTGACGTGCCCCCATGGAACCATCGCCGGCGTGTTTCGTCTGCCTGATGGGTATGCCTGCGAAGACCTCCAATGGAGTTCGGAAAGGGTTTCGAAAGGGTTGCGGGAACTGTTTCAAAAGGGTTTCGCAAACCGTTGCGAAACGACGAACTGGGTATGGGTGCGCAAGCACTTCGAGTGGAATCCACTCGAGAACCCGAATCAACGCAAGTCAGCCGTCAAGATCACAGCCTTAATTCCGGAGAAGTGTGGCTGGAAGCTAGATTTCATGCGGGTTTGCGGGCCGTTGCTTGGCATTGAATTCCCCCATTCGACAAACCGTTCGGAAACCCTTTCGAAAGGGTTTCTTAATCAGGAACAGGAACAGGAACAGGAACAGGAGGAGAAGAGAGAACCTGACGGTTCCTGTCCGGACGAAAGTCCGAACGCGGTCCCGAACTGCCCTTTTGACAAGTTGATCGACCTGTTCGAAGAAAAGCTGCCGGCGCTTCCGACCATTCGACGAAGCTTGTTCAAGACCGGAAAAGGCGGAACATCGATGAAAGCTCGCTGGAAGTGGGTCATGACGGCCTTTCACGAGCGAGGTGAGCGCGTCGGCCAAAGGTTGGCAACGACGGCAGAGGAGGGCGTCGAGTGGTTCGGTAAGTTCTTCGGCTACGTTGCTGAGAGCGATTTCCTGACCGGGAAAAGTGGCAAGTTCAATGGCTGCACGCTGCAATGGCTGATGACCGCCAGCAAGTTCGAAGACGTGCTCAGCGGCAAGTTCCATGACCAGGTTCGGGAGGCTGCATGAGTCGCGCGCCACGCCAAATTCCCGCGAGCCTGGAGTCTGAAGCCGGCCTCTTGGGCGGCCTGTTGCTGGACAACGAGGCGATCCAGCGTATCCCCGACTTTGATCCGGCGGCGTTTCACAACGGCTTCCACCGCCAGGTCTTTGTTGCTATCCAATCGCTTGCCGTCGAGGGGCAACCCTTCGATACGGTCTCGGTTTACACCCGCATGGTTGAGCAGGGGCTTGAGCCTGATTTGCCAGCTCTGAACGACTTGGCCCAGTACGTGCCGAGCTCTGCGACCATCCGACGCTACGCCCAGGTTGTGCAGGACCGGTATCGGTCTCGCCAACTGCTGCAAGCTGCTGGGGAAATTGCCGACTTGTCGACCAGCACGGCTACCTTTGCTGAGCAGGTCGATCGGGCCCAAATGCTCTTGGCCAAGCTGTCAACAGTGAAGTCGCGCAAAGATCCGCAGCACATCCACCAGAGCATTACCGAGTACCTCACGCTGCTGCAGGATCTGAGCGAGGGAAAGAATCCTGCCATTCCAACCGGCATCGAGGGCCTTGATCGGTTGCTCAACGGTGGCCTGCGTCGTGGCGAGGTCATGGTGCTGGGCGCTCGACCGAAGCACGGGAAGACTGCGCTCGCTTTAGCTCTGGCCAGGAACATGGCGCGGAATTACAACGTTCTGTTCCTGAGCCAGGAGATGCCCATCAACCAACTCATGCACCGTCACACGGCGGCGATGGGGCCGTTTGACCTCGGGCGCATCCTCGCGGCAAAGCCAGAAGACAAGGACATGTGGGAGGCTGTTGGCGATGCTGCAAACCGCATGGGCCAACTTCATTTGCATCATGACGACCAGTGCAGCCTGACCCTGATGGAGATCCGCCGCAAGGCATTGAAGGTGCGCCGTGAGCGTGGGCTGGATGTGCTGTTCGTGGATTTCCTGCAGTTGATGGCGGGTGCTGGGGACGAGAACCGCAACCGTGAACTCGACATCATCGTCAATGGCATCAAGGCCCTGTCGATGGACCTGCAGATCGCCACCGTCGTCCTGAGCCAAATGAGCCGAAAGGCTGACGAGCACTACGGCCGCCCCTCTATGACTCATCTCCGAGATTCCGGAGCCATTGAGGCTGCCGCGGATCAAGTTGCACTTCTCTTTACCGATTGGGCTCACCCGCTCAGCAAGAGAAAGGACGAATTCAAGGGGTTTTCGGAGCTTGAAATCGTCGCGCACCGCAATGGACCCCAGGGTCTCGTGCCACTGGAGTTCCTCGGCCAGTTCCAGCAAATGCGGGACTGGACTCGCCCGATTCCCTCCCGCCCAACCAGCAATTCCACGCCCCAGACCCGGGGCCCCACCACTTTCTAGGAGCGCCCCATGAATGCACCCGAAACGCTGCTGCTTTGTGAAATCAAGACTGATCAGCCTGAGCCAGGCGCGAAGACTTTCGCCCTTTTGTGGAGCCAGAGCCAATGTGCGCTTCACGTCGAATCCTTGACCGACATGCTTTCCGCGAACCGTCGAGCCTACACGGACAACCGCCGAATGGACTATGTCCCGATCTTCTTCGGAAGTGATGACGCATGCCATGAGATAGGCAAGGCCTTGCGCGGAACCATGGGCGATCGCCAGCGCATGCGAACGATCGCACCTGATTGCCTTCAACAACCCCGGGAGGTCTGATGAACGACGACCCCATCTTCCAAGACGCGGGCCACGCCCTGCACGTCTCGTTTCTGATCCACTCGCTTCCCGCGACCCAGGCCAGCCCGACCGCAATCGTGATCGACCAGCTGGTGAAGCAAAACCACGTTTGGGACGACCTGCCGCCCCCCACGGCCCGCCGCGTGAACTTCCGGGGCTTGTCCCCGCTCGAGGTGCGCGCCCAGTGCGCCCAGGTCGTGGCCATGGTTGAGCACCACCTGCATCCGGCCGAGCGTGATGCCGTGAAGGCCATCTATGGCCGCCAGGTCATCAAGGCCACCGGCGTGCGGGGTATTGCCGCCTACTGCGAGCCTTTGCTGGGCCACGCGCCCGACTGCTGTCTGTACCTGGCCTGGCATGTGTTCATGGAGCCGCAGCAGCGCAAAGGGGTCACCCTGGGAGAGATTGCCGAAAAGTTCGGAGCCACCAACGAGGCCATGCAATACGGCGCACGCCTGCTGCGCAAGTCGGGGCACACTTTCCACGCCCGGGCGGTTTCGGCGCTCTCTGAGCGCTTTGAGCGAGGCGGTTTGATACCTGAATCATCCATGGCCTGACGCGAAACTTACAAAAACTGGACCGTCAACCCCGGCGCATGGTATAAATCAGCCATTCTTGGAAAACTTGTCTCTGACAGGGATTTCCGCCCCAAACCCGCATGGTTCGCCCAGCGGGTTTTTTGCTTTTGGGCCGGCGGTCAAACGCAATTCACCAGGGCCACTGGCTGCAGATCACACCCTGCGTTGCGCTCATCCTCGGCGGCCCATTCCGACTCCACCCGACAGGGAAGTCAACACCATGGCAAGACCCACCAAATACCGCGCCGAGTTTGCCGAGCAGGCCCGAAAGTTGTGCCGCCTCGGGGCCACTGATCGCGAGCTGGCTGACTTTTTCGGCGTCCAAGAGTCGACCATCAACAAGTGGAAGCTGGCCCATCCCGCGTTTTCGGAGTCCTTAAAAACCGGCAAGGGCATGGCGGATGCAGAGGTGGCCGAGAAGCTGTTCAAGCGCGCTACCGGCTACAGCCATGAGGCCGTGAAGATCTTCAACGACCAGGGCTCCCCGCTTCAGGTGCCGTACACCGAGCATTACCCGCCCGACACCACGGCCTGCATTTTCTGGCTGAAGAACCGCCGGCCCGATCTGTGGCGCGACAAGGTGGAGCAGCAGCTGGAGCACTCGGGCGGCATCACGGTCAACATCAAGCAGTTTTGACCTTTGGAAATCGATCTGCCCAACGGCTGGACGCCGCGGGGCTACCAGCTGGCCGCATGGCGCTACATGCAGGCCGGCGGAAAACACGCCGAGCTGGTGTGGCATCGCCGTTCGGGCAAAGACGAAATTGCCCTGCACATGACGGCCACAAAGGCCATGCAGCGCGTTGCGGGCTACTGGCACATGCTGCCCCAGGCCGCCCAGGCCCGAAAGGCAATCTGGGACGCAGTGAATCCGCACACCGGTCGCAAGCGGATTGACGAGGCTTTTCCTCTGGCGCTGCGCAAGGCCACTCGCAGCCAGGAAATGCTGATCGAATTCAAGAACGGCAGCACTTGGCAGGTGGTGGGCTCGGACAACTTCAACAGCTTGGTGGGCTCAACGCCGGCTGGGATCGTGTATTCCGAGTGGGCCCTGGCCAACCCATCCGCCCGTGCCTACCTCCGCCCGATCCTGGCGGAAAACGGCGGCTGGCAAATGTTCATCACCACGCCACGGGGCAAGAACCATGCGTTCAAGACCCTGGAGGCCGCGCGCAAGACGCCCGGAGCATTCGCCCAGGTGCTGACCGCGCATGAGACGGGTGTGCTGAGCGCTGAAACGCTGGCCGCTGAGTTGAAGGCCTACATCGAGGAATTTGGCCCCGAGATGGGTCAGTCGATGTTTGATCAGGAATACGGTTGCAGCTTTGATGCGGCCATCCTGGGCGCCGTGCTGGGCCGCTGGCTTGGCCGGGCCCGCTCCGCTGGCCGCATGGTGTCGGGCTTGTTTGATCCGAACGGCGCGCCGATCTGCATCAGCTCTGACTTGGGGTTTCGCGACACGGCCAGCTGGTGGTTCTGGCAGCCGCGTCAGGATGGGTTTGCCCTGGTGGGCTACCTGGGGCAGTCGGGCCTGGATGCTGATGAGTGGATCACGAAGCTGGGTGAGTACTTGACCGAGCGCGGAATGGAGTTGGGGCGCATTTGGCTGCCCCACGATGCCCGCAACAAGACGTTCGCGACCAAGCACACGCCGATGGAGCGGTTTCTGGCCGCATTCGGTGGCGACCATGTGCGCATCGTCCCGCAGACCAAGATCGCCGACCGCATCAACGCGGGCCGGCGTGTGATTGAGCGCTGCTGGTTCGATGAGGACGAGTGCGATGACGGCATCAACGGCCTGGCCGGCTGGCGGTACGACTACGACCCGGAGACCCGCACCATGAGCCGCGAGCCGGTGCATGACTGGTGCAGCCACCCGGGCGATGCGTTCACTTACGGCGCCCAGATGATGGAAGAGGAGCCGCCACCCGTGACGGCGACAGCGAAGCGCATCAAGCCGCTGCAAGAGCTGACCTACAACGAGTTTGACGATTGGCAGAACCCCTCTGCTGGTCCTGATTTCGAAGGGATTTGACATGGAAATGGCCACCGGCACCGATCTGCAATTTGGCAATCAGGTGCGCATTGCTTCTGTCGGGCCTGACCCGGCCGCCCTGGCCACTGCAGATCTGCCGCTGACCGTGTTGATTGATTCCACGACCACGGCCGGCATGACCTATATCGGGTCGGCGCCGCCTGGCACCAGTCAATCGAGCGCTGCATGGCAAGTGAAGCGCATCGATTCGACTGGATCTGTGACCTATGGGTCATCCACTGGCGCTTTTGTGAATGTGTGGGCCAACCGCACATCTTTGTCTTACGCCTGAGGTGATCGTATGAGTTTGGATAAATTCATCGTCGAGGCGCTGCAATGGATGCTGACTGGCGGGCATGCTGCACAGCATGCGGGGATGGGGGTGCCCAAAAAGTTGCCGTTTGTCCAGCGTCCGACAACGCTTTCAACTGATGCCCCGACCATAACCTACAGCGCGACAGCACCGGCATCTGGCCGTTCAATGCCGCCCCAGCTTCCGAGCGTTCGTCCGGCAGGGTGCGCAGTGGCATATAACTCAGCCACAACTTTGTATGACTTGAGCGGAAAAAATGGCTTTGTCGGCGTCGACACGATTTTGATCGGAGACACGATCACTCTCGGCTGGAAATGCGACACGTCTACAGCTGAGCGATTCATGTTTTTCGTCGACGGCTATCCGGTGTCATTGACCCCGGCGACGCCGTCCGTTTCGACATCTAGTGGCAGTCAGTATTACGTAACGCTGGTGTTTGGTTCGTACGGCAAGCGGCGCGTTGAAATTCTGGGGACAAATATCGCGGCATTTGTGAGGGTTGTCGTACCGTATACAGGAAGCTGCGCCCCAGGCCCGCGCCGTCGTGCGGTGCATGTGGTCGGCGACTCTTTTCAGGGCGGATCCCTCGCTATCACTTCAACCCCTCAGCTACCCGGCGCCCAGATGGCTATGAAATATGACGCATCTGTTTCCGTGGATGGTTTGGGTGGGACTGGGTACGTCAAAACCAATGGGGCAAGTCCTGTTTTCGGGGACGGGACGCGAGTAGCAATCGCCAACGCCGTGCAGCCCGACGACATCGTGTTCATGGGTTCCGTCAACGATGATGGCCAGGCCGGTGTGCAGGCTGCCGCAACTGCGTGCTGGGCTGCATACAAGGCCGTCTGCCCAACGGCAAACCTCATTGTTTTTGGCCCCCAGGGCACAAATCCCACTGACACGCTATCAGCGAATCGTCAGGCTAACTGTCTCGCGGTGCTGGCCGCCACGCAGGCATCTGGTTTGTCCTACATCGACATCTGCGGTTGGCTTTCGTCCACGGCGCTTCGCGCATTCGCTACGTTCACCTTTTTCAATCCCGGCGAATTAGTGACCTACTTGGGTTCGATCTGGCGACACGATGCGACGGTAGCGACACAGTATCCCGGTACTGGGGCCCCGGGTCAGCCTGGGTATCAGGCGTGGACGCTTCTCACGGCTGACCTTTTTGGAACAGGGAAAGTCGGCTCAACGACTGGCGATGGATCGCGCGACACGTTGCTTTATTCGGACAACATCCACCCAACGCCAAATCGCTGCCTGATGCTTTCGGAGCGGATGGCTCAGGCGGTATCGCTTGCAACGCGCTGATCATCAGCCAACCCATTTGGTGACCTATGCCCCGCGCCCATCACCCCCGGCGCGGAGCCCTCACATTCCGGGCGCCACTCGGGCGCATGACACAACCCGCTTCGGCGGGTTTTCTTTTGCCCGCATCAGTGGGCCATTCCCCACCCATTCAAACCCGCCAGCTAGCGGGTTTTTTCATTTCATAGGTAAAGCCGAATGACCGACGTGATTTCCACCGAAGGTGCCCAACAAGCAGCCGATGCCGGTGCTGCTGGTGCGCCTCTCGTGGGGGCGTCTCTGACGGCCTATTGGAAGCTGCAGATTGATCGGTACGACCGCAAGGCCGGCAAGTTCTTGCGCCGCGGCAAGAAGATCTACGAGCGCTACACCGCTGAAAAAAAGGACGAGGAAAGCAGCCAGAGCCGCTACAACATCCTGTGGTCCAGCATGCAGACGCTCAAGCCCGCGCTGTATGCCAAAGACCCCACTCCTGAGGTCGAGCGTCGATTCAAGGACAAGGACCCTGTTGGCCGGGTGACCAGCGACATCCTTGAACGCTGCATGTCCTATGTGGTGAGCAAGCAGCATTTTGGCGACGCGATGCGCTCCGTCGTGCTGGATCGTCTGCTGCCAGGGCGTGGCGTGATGTGGGTGCGTTACGTGCCTCACTTCCGAGCTGCCGAAGGCATAGCGGAAACCCCGGGTGCAGAGGACCAAGGCGATCAGATCACCGACGATTCGGTAGAGCCAGGCCATGCTGCCGCCCCCCAGGAAGAGATCCACTGGGAAGAGGTCAAGTTCGATTTCGTGCCGTACACCGATGTTGGGCACACCATCGCGCGAGGCTGGGATGAAATTGATGCCGTGTGGCGCGTGGTCTTCATGGATCGCCGCGAGCTTGTCAAACGGTTCGGTGAGGAGAAGGGCCGCCAGGTCCCCCTCGATGAACTGCCCGACGATCTGTCAAAAGAGGAAAACGGCAGCGAGGAGCTGAACAAAGGCAAGGTCTACGAGATCTGGGACAAGCGCACAAAGCGCGCCATCTGGATCAGCAAGAAGCTGGCCGAACCCCTGGATGTGAAAGACGACCCGCTGGGCCTGGAGGGCTTTTTCCCATGCCCGAAATTCTTGCAGGCCACCGTTTCCAGCAGCAGCTACCTGCCCACAGCCGACTTTGTGCTTTGGCAGGACCAGGCTGTTGAGCTGGACCGCTTGACCAACCGCATCCAGGCCCTGACCCGCGCCATCAAGGTGACAGGCGTCTATGATGCCTCGGTCCCGGCCCTGCAGCGAATGCTCAACAGCGGTGCAGAGAACACGCTGATCGCGGTGCCGACGTGGGCCGCCTTCGCTGAAAAGGGCGGCCTTAAGGGCGCAGTCGAACTGCTGCCCATTCAGGATATCGCGGCCGTTTTGCTGCAGCTGTACGACGCCCGCGAGCGCGTGAAGTCTGACCTGTACGAAATCTCGGGCCTGTCCGATCTGATGCGCGGGGAGAACGACCCCGACAGCACGGCCACGGCCGAGAAGATCAAGAGCAGCTTCGTCAGCATGCGCCTCAAGAGCATGCAGCAGGACGTGCAGTTCTTTGCCCGTGATGCCCTGCGCATCGCGGCCGAGATCGTGGCCGAGCATTTCCAGCTGGAGACCATCAAGCAGATCTGTGGCGTGCGCCTGCTGACCCAGCAGGAAAAGCAGGCGGTGCAGGCCCAGCTGATGGCATTGCAGCAGTACCAGCAGCATGCCCAGGCCATTGCGCAGCAGCAGCCACCGGCTCAGCCCGGCATGCCCCCGCAGCCGCCCGTGAACCCTGCTGCCGTGCTGGGGCTGTCCCCGCCCCAGCCAGACCCCGAAATGGTCAAGCTGCTGCGGCAGCCGGCCTGGGAGGATGTGGAAGGCCTGCTGCGCGACAACGCTGCCCGCTCGTTCCGCATCGACATCGAAACCGATTCGACGATTGCCCAGGACGAACGCGAGGAACAGGGCCAGCGCATGGAGTTCGCCAAAACGGTGAGCGAGTTGGTCACAGGGGCCATGAACGTAGTGCAGTCCGTGCCCCAGCTGGCCCCGGCCATGTCTGAAACCGTGATGTTTGTGCTGCGGGCTTTCAAGGTCGGCCGCCCCACCGAGAGCGCGTTTCAGGAGGCCATGGACAAGCTGGCCGGCATGTCGGATCAGCCGCCGCAGGGCCAGGGCGACAAGGACGCCAACGGCAAGGACATGCTGCAGGTCGAGCAGGTCAAGCAGCAGGGCGAGCAGCAGCGCACTGTGATGACAGCCAACGCTGACATGCAAAAGCTGCAGGCCCAGCATCAGATGACCATGGAAGCCAACGCCCAGAAGTTTCAGCAGGAGCTGGCGATTGAGCGCGAACGGCAGGCCGCAGAAGATCGCCGCCACCGGTATGAGGCCGATTTGAACCATCAGCGCGAGATGCAGAAGATGCACATGGACCACGCAGCCAAGCAGCAATCGCTGGCCGCCCAGCAGCAGCAACACGCTGACACGCTGCAAGCCAACGCCATGAGCCAGGCCGCAGCGCCTGTAGGAGCCTGACATGCCGATTTACCAAGTGATCTGCGACCAATGTGGCGATGAGCAGGAGATCTACCGCTCGCTGGCCAACATTGACGACCTGCCCGAGTGCTGCGACGGCCACATGCGCCGCAAGGTCTGCGCCCCGATGGTGATCGCCGACATCCAGCCCTACCAGGCTGTTGCTGTGGACGTGGCCACCGGCAAACCGCCCGTGATCAACAGCCGCAGCGAGCACCGCGCTTTCCTGAAGCGCAACGGGTATGTCGAGGTCGGCAACGAAATGCCCGACCTTAGCAAGCGCAAGACCGAAGGCGAATTCAACGTGCGGCAAGAGCTGCGCGAGGCAGTGCGCGAAGTGCTGCCCAAGTACACCAGCTGACCCCTGTTTCCCGCAGCCCTGGCCCGCCACTGTGCGGTCTTTTTTCATGGAGCACCTGAATGTCTGAATTCGATGCAGTCAACGAGAGCAATGACGATGACCTGAGCCAAGGCCAGGACAACGCCGGCTCCAGCGATGACCTGCGCTCAGCCTTGGAAGCTGCCACCCGCGAGGTGTCAGAGCGCCAACGTGATGAGCAAGGCCGATTTGCCCGCCAGCAGGAGGCCCAGGCCGCAGCGCCTGCGCCTGCCGCCCCCAATCCAACCGACAGCCAGGCGGCTCAAGCTCCTCAGGCGCCCACTGCGGCGCCTGCGCCAGTGCCTGGTGCGCCTGCTGCCGAGGCGCCGGCTGCCCCACCGCGCGCCCCGGATGCCTGGAGCCCTGCGGCCAAAGCCAAGTTCGCTACGCTGCCCCCCGACGTGCAGGCCGAGATCGCCAAGCGCGAGGCCGAGGTGCACAAGGGTTTCACGCGCCAAGATGAGCAGCGCCAGTTCGGCAAGGCCGTGGGCGATGTGATCACGCCTTACCTGCCCATCATCCGGGCTGAGGGCGGCAACCCAGTGGCGGCAGTGCAAGACCTGCTGCAGACCGCATACACGCTGCGCACGGCTACGCCCGACCGCAAGCAGGAATTGTTCATTGGCCTCGCCAAGCAATTTGGTGTGGACATGAACGGAGTTTTTCAACGGCTGAGCGGCCAAGGCCAGCCCCAGGTGCACCCGCAAGTTGCCCAGTTGCAGCAGCAGCTGTCTCAACTCCAGCAGGAGCGCTTGATGCAGCAACAGGCCGCCCAGCAACAAGAGAGTGCCCAGATCGACCAAACGATCAACGGCTTCGCCTCAGACCCCAAGAACGTGTACTTCGCGAATGTGAAGCCAGAGATGGCTGCTCTCCTCCGCGAAGGCCGAGCCAAGGATCTGCAGGAAGCCTATGACATGGCGTGTTGGGCGCGCCCGGACATCCGCCCGCTTCTGCTGCAGCAACAAGAACAGCAGCGGCGCGCCGAAGCCCAGGCCAAAGCCAGCAGGGCGCGTGCCGCTGGATCGAGCGTTTCCGGATCTCCGTCTGGGTCAGCAGTTGCCCCCGGCGCGGTCGACCCAAATGCCTCCCTCCGCGACACGATCCGCGCCGCAATGCAAGCGCAGCGCGCAGACGCCCTGTGACACCAAACCATTGAATAGGAAACTATCATGAGCTTGATCAACCCAAGCGCAGCGATGACGGAAATCGTCACGACCACTCTGCGCAACCGCACCGGCAAGCTGGCCGACAACGTGAGCAAGAACAACGCCTTGCTCAAGCGCCTGAAGCAAAAGGGCAAGGTGAAGCTGGTCAACGGCGGCCGCACCATCGTCCAAGAGATGGAGTACGCCGAGAACGGCACCTTCAAGCGCTACAGCGGCTACGAGATGCTGAACATCGCGCCCAGCGACGTGTTCACCGCTTCGGAGTACAACTACGCGCAGGCAGCCGTGGCCATCTCCATTTCGGGTCTGGAAGAAATCCAGAACAGCGGCGAAGAGCAGATCATCGACCTGCTGGAATCGCGCATCGGCAACGCTGAACGTACCCTGGTGAACAACATCGCCCTGGACTGCTACAGCGACGGCACGGCCGATGGTGGCCGCCAGATCGGTGGCTTGCAGCTGATGGTGTCGAGTGCCCCCACCTCGGGTGTGATCGGCGGCATTGACCGCTCCGCCTGGCAGTTCTGGCGCAACCAGGCTTTCTCGGGCGTGAACAACGGCGGCGCCGCTGTCACCGCGGCCAACATCCAGTCCTACATGAACCGCCTGTTCGTGCAGCTGGTGCGCGGCGCCGATCAGCCTGACCTAATCGTGGCGGACAACAACTACTACCGGCTGTATCTGGAAAGCCTCCAGGCGATCCAGCGCATCCAGGGTGAAGACAAGGCCATGGCCGGCTTCAACAGCCTCAAGTACATGAACGCCGATGTGGTGCTCGACGGGGGTTACGGCGGTGGTGCGCCGACCAACAGCATGTACTTCCTGAACACGGACTACATCTACTTCCGCCCGGCTGCCAAGCGCAACTTCGTGCCGATCGGCGACGACCGCTACGCAACCAACCAGGACGCAATGGTCAAGCTGATCGGTTTCGCCGGCAACCTGACCATGTCCAACGCCTTCCTACAGGGCGTGCTGTCGGCCTAAGCCGATTTCACCCATCCCAGGGCCGCCGCGTGCGGCCCTTTCCTTTTCAGGAGCATCAAAATGTCCTTCGTTCTCCAAGACACGGTACTCGGTGCCGTGGATTTGTACCTGCCCGACAACGCGGGCGGCGGTGCCTACGGCCTGGTCGGCAGCAATGCCGGCAAGATGGGCCGCGCCTCGTACCCCTCGATGCTGGTCGACGGTGTTGACCCGGTGTTCGGCGGTGGTCAGTTCGTGTACGCCCAGGTGGCGCCCATCACCTCGCAATCGGTGTCGAGCGTGAGCATCTCTGGCACGGTGGCCACCGTGACCACGGGCTCTGCACACGGCCTGTCGATCGGACAGCCAGTGCAGCTCGCAGGCTTTACGCCGGCGGGCTACAACGGCCTGTGGCAGATCGCCAGCGTGCCCAGTAGCACTACCTTCACCATCAACCTGGCCACGATCTTTGACCAGCGCTGGAACCCCAATAACCCAAACGTCGCCAAGAACTTGGCCGCCAACGGTGCGGTGCCCACCAGCAACGCCACGGTGATGGGCACGTATGTGGCCGGCCTGGGCGCTGGCCAGGTGGTGCAGTTCATCCACGCCAAGGATTCGTTCGGCAACCTGATCCTGCAGGCTTCTCCCTGGGCAGGCACGGCCAACTCGGGCCTGTCGCTGGGCGTCAGTCTGGGCAACCCCTTGGCTCTGACCACCTCCAGCAACCCTAGCAACGCCTTCGGCGGCCAGTACGGCTGGTTCCAGGTGTCGGGCGCTGCCGTGGCCTACACCGCAGGCACTCCGGCTGCTGGCAACCAGGCGTACTACTCCGCCGCCGGCGTCCTGCAGCCCACTGCAGTGGCTTCGAAGCAAGCCGTCGGCCTGCAGTACTGCTCTGCGGCTTCCACCACCTGGGGCTCTGGCACCAACGGCCAGATCACCCTGCCGTCGAACATGGCGCTGGTCTGGGGCACCTTCCCGGCCGCCCAAGGCGCCATCACCTGATGCAACGGCCCCGGGGAGACCTGGGGCCTCCACCACCGGAGAAATACCCATGGACGCACAAACCGAAGCCGCGGTGAAGGCCTTTGCCGCCGCTATCGCAACCGCCAACGGCCACCCCGACCCGGCTGCCTATGCCGAAGTCGTGGCCGCCGCCTACGTTCCCCCCGCCGCTGCGCCTGCAGCAGCGCCTGCACCCGCAGCCGCCTGATCCACCAACCCACCTGAAGGACACCCGAAATGGAATTCGCATCCGCCACCATTCACAAAGCTGGCAACCAGCTCCATGTGAGCCACGGCGACGACAAAGGCCTGTTCGTCGAGTTTTACACCGAAGCCGTCAAGAGCCCGTTCAAGTCTGAGCAGGCCGGCCGCCCGATCTTTGAAGACAAGGCCTATGTCCGGATCCTGTTTCCGGGTGACACCACCAAACGCGTCGAGCGCCCGGTGGATCTGGAGGGCTCGGNNACCAGCAGGAGCAGGTGCAGGTGGGCACCCCCATCACCGAATGGCCTGTCGTCAGCAAGAGCCAAGCGCTCAATCTGAAGGCCATGTCCATTCACACCGTCGAGGCACTCGCCGAGGTGTCCGACAACGCCCTCAACTGGCTGGGCGCGCGCGAGTTGCGCGAGAAGGCCCGCAGCTACTTGGCCGCCGCCGCCGGCGGTGCTGCCCTGAGCCAGGCCCAGGCAGAAAACGCAGCCCTGCGCGCAGACATTGAGGCCCTGAAGGCCCAGTTCGCCGACCTGGCTGAATCCAACAAATCCACGCGCCGCAAGAGCGCAGAGGTTCTCGCATGAGCACACGCGCATCCAAACTTCTCGGCTCTGGCCTGCCGGCTCGCGCCGCCTCTGCCATCGCTGGCGACGTGCAAAACACAGTGACTGCCGCTGGCACCACCCAGGGCACGGCCACCACGGTCTACGGTGATAACGTGATCGTGACCACCTGCCCAGCCAGCGCCGGGGTGGTGCTGTCCACCGATTCTGGCTTTGGCCCTGGCGATGATGTCTTTGTCGCCAACCAGGGCGCGAACGCCTGCTTGGTCTACCCGCCATCGGGCGCGCAGATCAACGCGCTCGCCGTCAATGCGGGCTTCAGCGTGGCCGCCGGCAAGTCGGCATTGCTGCGCTGTGTGGGCCTGAATGCATCGGGCGTCATGCAGTTCTATACGCTGCTCAGCGCTTGAGGCATTGAATGGCAAAGCGCACCCTGCTTCAGCTCGTCACGGCGGCCTGCAACGAGATGGGCATGCCCGCGCCGGCCTCTGTGGTCAGTGCATCCAACAGCATGGCCTTGCAGATGCTGGCCTTGGCCAACCGGGAGGCCGCCGAGGCAATACGCTTGGGCGGCCAGGCCGGCGGCTGGCAGGCTCTGCGCCAACAGTACACGTTCAACGTCCAGTCCACCGGCATGATCCCGAACTGCTCATACACCAAGGGCAGCAACGTGATAACCATCGGCTCGCCTGCCACACAGGCGCCGCAGGTGGGCTGGGCCGTGTGCACCTCTGGCGGTTCGAACGGCACGGGGTTTCAATACCCCACGTATGTGACCGGCGTCAGCGGCTCGACCATCACGGTCAGCAATGCGGCCACGATCAGCAACAGCGGCGCCACCATGGCGTTCGGCCAAGAGTCGTATCCTATGCCGTCGGACTACGACTACATGATCGACGAGACACAGTGGGATCGAGGCTTTCGCTGGCAGCTTTTTGGCCCCCTCACGCCCCAGGAATGGCAGGTGCTGAAGTCGGGCTTGTCACCCACTGGCCCGCGCCGCCGCTGGCGGCTGATGAACAACCTGTTCTACCTTGACCCGATCCCCTACGACAGCAACCTGCTGGTGTTCGAGTACTACTCGGTCAATGCTGTCCTGACAGGGGGCAACAGTTCCGCGCCGGCCCAGTTTTTCACCACCGACAACGACACGTACCTGCTGCCGGACGACCTGTTGGTGATGGGCCTGAAATGGCGCTGGAAAGAGGCCAAGGGCCTGGACTACACCCAGAGTTACCAGAGCTGGTCCATCCGCATGCAGGAAGAGATCGCGCGCGACACCGGTGCCCAGTCCCTGCGCCTTGACTCGGCCGGGGCGGGCATCCGCTTCATCAGCAACATCAATGTGCCCGATACCGGGTTTGGGACGGGCTGATGGCGCGCAGGGGACTGAACCAGGGGCAAAAAGCCCAGATCGCCAGCATTCCGGCGCCAGTGGGCGGCCTGAACGCCGTCGACGCCGTGGCGGAAATGCCGCCCACCGATGCGGTGGTGCTGGACAATTGGTTTCCCAGTCCATCCAACGTGGCCGTACGCAACGGCTCGTCGGCCTGGGCAACCGGCTTTGGCGCGCCGGTGCGCACCCTGGCCACATTCAATGCACTGAGCGGTGTACGCAAGATGTTCGCCGCATCCGGGGGCAACCTGTACGACGTGAGCACCGCGGGCGCCATTGGGGCGGCTGTGGTCAGCGGCAACACATCGGACTGGTGGCAGGCCGTCAACTTTGGCGCCGCCGGCGGCCAGTACCTGGTGATGGTCAACGGCGCCGATTACCCGCAGATCTTCAACGGAACGACCTGGCAGCAGGTAACACCCTCGAGCTCGCCGATTAGCATCACCGGGGTCAGCACAAGCCCGGCGAACTTCATCAATGTCAACGTGTTCGGCAATCGGCTGTTCTTCATTGAGAAGAACACCATGCGTGTCTGGTACCTACCGCTGCAATCCGTGGGCGGCGCGGCCAACTATCTGGATTTCAGCAGCCAGACCACGCGGGGCGGCTACCTCGTCAGCATGATCACCTGGACCATCGAAACCAGCTCGGGCTCAATGGACATGGCCGCCTTCGTGACCTCCGAGGGCGAGGTGCTGCTGTATCAGGGCAATGATCCGGCCTACGCGGCAAGCTGGTCAATCGCTGGTCACTTTCGCATGGGCCGGCCTGTGGGCTATCGCTGCGCTGCGAAGATCGGCAGCGATGTGGCGCTGATCTGCGCGGACGGCCTGGTGCCCTTCAGTGTGGCCATCCTGTCAGAGCGTACCCAGCCGGGCAAGGCGGTGAGCGCCAAGATCCAGAACCTGATCAATAGCGATGTGGCTGCGTATGGCGCCACCCAGGGCTGGCAGGTGATCCTGTACCCGATCGGCAACAAGGTGATCGTCAATGTCCCGGCGGCCACGGGCACCTACCAGTATGTGATGAACACCCTGCACAACGCCTGGTGCCGCTTCACTGGTTGGGCGGCCAATTGCTGGGAGATGATGGGCGACCAACTGTTTTTTGGGGGCGCGAACGCCGTTTACCTGGCAGACGCCGGCACCAGTGATTCAGGCGCATCGATCAGCTGCGTGGCTGTGCAGGCACCCAATTATTTCGGCACCCATGCGAACAAGCAGTTCACCATGGCCAGGCCGGTGATCAGCGCCACATACCGCATCAACATCTCGTTCCAGATCAACGCGGATTTCGACACGACGCGGCCCAGCTCAAGCAGCTCGTTTTCCGCGCCGGCGTTTTCCTACTGGGGCGCGCCCTGGGGTTCTTCATGGAGCCCTACGAGCGTCATTTTTCGGGACTGGCAGTCTGTTGGCGCCGTGGGCTTTGCTGGCTCGCCGGCCATGGCTTTCCAAACGCAGGGCAGTGCCGTGATGTGGCAGGCCACCGACGTGGCGTTCCTGCCTGGCGGGCCGATCTGACATGCGTACGCTCATCTTTGACCAGCCCCAGAGGGTGGCTGAGTGGGTCTGCGCGCGCATCGGCGGATTCCCGCACGCCGGCATGACCGCCATCGGCCAAGAGATGGACGGACGGCTGATCTCTGGCGTGATTTTCGAGATGTACACGGGCCGCTCGATCGCCATGCATGTGGCTGGTGAGGGCCGCTGGGCCACGCATCAATTCATCTCGACCTGTTTTCGGTACTGCTTCAACCAGCTCTCGGTAAGCAAGGTGATCGGCTTGGTGGACTCGTCCAACCTGGCCGCGCGCCGTTTTGATGAGCACCTGGGGTTCACCCTGGAGACGACCGTCAAGGGCGCCTCCACGGGTGGCGACCTTCTGATCTACAGCATGACGCCAGACACCTGCCGCTGGCTGAAAAAATAGGAGCCCTGACATGGGAAAAAGCAGCGCGCCGAGCGCACCTGATCCGCAGCAACTGGCCCAGGCCCAGATGCAGATCAACCAGCAGCAGGCCATCCAAAATGCCGAGCTCAACAACGTCAATCAGGTCGGCCCCACGGGCTCGATGACCTACACCCAGACGGGCACGAATGCGGACGGCACGCCGATCTACACGCAAACCACCTCGCTGTCTCCCCAACTCCAGGCGCTCTACAACACAGGCCTGACGCACGCGGCCGGCATCCAGGGTGCACAGGGTGCGCTGATCAACCGCATCATGGCCGGCGCGGGTGGTTCCAATGTGGGCGGCATCGGCTCTCAGGCAAGCGCCGCGCAATCCATGGCTGCACAGGCTCCGCAGGTCTCGACGCAGGCTCTGGCGCAAGCGTTGAGTCCAATGAGCACCCAGTCCACTCAGCTTCCCGCGTTTACCGCGGCATCGTTGCCTCAAGCAGTGTCACCTGTGGCGCAGGCCATGAAGCCCGCCAGCGGCGGGACGCAGTCGCCCATGGCGAAAACAGACCCTTGGGCGTGGCTCGACAACTCTAGCGGCGGAGGCATGTGATGGGCAGCAAATCTTCGACCCCCGCAGCGCCGAATGCATCCAACGCAAATAACACCCAGCAGGCCACGTTTGGCGCGGGCGGTGGCACCGGATCCAATGGGCTCGGCGCGCCCACGGCCGGCAGCTATGCGGCTGACGGCTCCCAGATCTCGTTTGGCACAGGCAACCCCGCCGACTTCAGCAGCCAGCGAGAGCAGTTGCAAAACGCCTATGGGCCAAATTTCAATTACGACTCCTGGGCCTCAAACCCCATCAATTCAAGCCAAGTGGTGAGCAACCCGGCTCAATTTCAGGCGCAGGCCCAGGCTGGCCAGGTCAGCCAGCAAAGCGCGCCGGTTCAGTCGGCTTTGCAGCAGGTGTCGGCACGCCCGATGTCTGCCGGGGGCATTCCTCAGATGAATAACCAGGGTTACCCGACCAACTATGGCAGCGGCTCAAACTTTGGTGGCCAAATGGCGAGCCCTGGCAGCTCCAGTTCCGGCGGCCCTCCTACCATGCAGCCCGCAGGCTACCCAAACAGCCATGGTGGCTCGTCTGGCGGACAGGGCGCAAGCTTCGCCCCGGTCGATAACAGCAGCGGCGACATGTCCATCCCGCTGGCCACCAGCGCGGGCAGCGCGGCGCAGTCGGGACTTTCGCAGGCCGGCGTTACCAATGCGGGCTATGGTCAGATTCAGAACCAGCTGGCCAACCAGGACCTCACGGGAGCGTTCAACCAACAACAGCAGGCCGCCTACAACCTGCAGATGGGTTACCTCAAACCCCAGCAGACCCAGCAGACCCAGCAGCAGATTGACAGCCTGGCGCAGCAGGGAATCACCCAAGCCAGCAACCCGACCGCCTATGCCAACGCCATGAACCTGCTCAACAGCCAGCAGGATTACAACAACCAGCAGGCGTTCAACAGCAGCTACGCATCAGGCCTGTCTGGCGCAAACCAGCTGTTCAATCAAGGGCTGCAATCGGGTCAATTCGCCAATGCTGCGCAGGCGCAGGGATTCGGCCAGTCCGCCACCAATGCGGGCTATGCCAACACCGCCGCGCTGCAGAACGCTTCGATGGGCAACCAGGTGGGCATGTACAACGCGGGTCAGTCGAACATGATGAACCAGTACAACGCCGCCCTGAACAATTCGGCCAACACGCAGCAGCTCAACGACTACACCACGCAGGCGATGCTGCCGTACAGCCAGCTGAGCGCGCTCAATGGGATGACGAGCCAGTACACCACGGGGTCGCCGACGCTGGGCACGACGAATCAAACAGCGGCTCAGTCATCCCCCAATCTGATGCAGGCGGCGCAGAACAACTACAACAGCCAATTGGCGAGCTACAACAACCAGCAGAGCGGGCTTTATGGCCTGGGTAGCGCCGCAATCATGGCTCTCGCATAAGGGGGAAAAATGGCAGAAACAATCAACCCTCTGCTGAATCCGATCACCGCCCAGGACCCGGATTACCTGCGCAGCGCCCTGATGCTGCAGCGCCGGCAACAACTGGCTCAGACTTTGCAGCCCATGGCGCTGTCGCCAATCGACTACAACCCTCAAGGGCGTGTCTCGCCGCTACAGGGCCTATCCAAGATGGCTCAGGCATACATGGCTGCCAAGTTGAGCACCGACAACATTGACCAGCAAGCCAAACTTCAAAGCCGGGCCGCCCAAGCAATGGCCCAGGCCTACGGCGCCGGCCCGGCTCAAAGCGCAGCTTCAAACGACTCGACCGCTGCAGCCTCTGGCGGACCAAGCCCGGCAGCAATTGCAAACGCCCTGGCTCCCGCGCCCGAGGGCCGCCAGCTGCAGCAGTTGCCAGGCCAGCCCCAACAAGCCCTGCAACTGCCGGGCCAGCAATTCGGCGGCAGCCCCACCCCATTGAACCCGTACGGCCTGCCGCCCATGCTGGTGATGATGGCTGCCCAGGGTGACCCGGGCGCGAAGGCGCAAGTCGAGGCACTTCTGAAGGCGCGCGAGCTCACCGGCGAGCAGAAGAACAGCCGCGACCCACTGATCGGCCGGGCCAGCATTGAGAACATGGAAGTCAGTGGCATGACGCCCCTGCAGAAGCTGATGCGTGCCCAATCCCAGGTGCCGCAGGGCTCCCCTCAGTGGGATGCGCTGCAGGCAGCCATCCAAAAGGAAGGCGCTTTGGCTGTGAAGCAAGGCGAGCTGGTCATGTACGGCGGCAAGCCGCTGGCTTACAACCCCGAGACCGACAACGGCATGGTGCCGCAGTTCGGCAACGTGAACGGCGCAATGATGCCCACGGGTGCCCAGGCTCTGCCCGGCTACGCCCAGGGCTCGGCCGGCATCGCGGGCGCGGAGCAAGGCGCCAAGACCGCCAACAGCGTGTTCACCGGTGTGCAGACGCCTGGTGGCGGAACGGTCAGCGGGTACGGCGGGGCCTTGTTTGGGCCAGGTGCGCCTGGCGCCCACGGTGCCATGCCACCCCAAATGCCACAGCAGCTGCCTGCCGGCGTGGGGCCGGGGTATGCCGGCGGCTCGGCGCAAGCCGCCGCACCGGGGCAACGCGAGATCCTGATGCAGGAACTGGCCCGCGCCCAAGCACAGGGCAACCAGGGTGACATCGCCGCCCTGCAGCGCGAGCTGGCCCGGCTTCCGGGTGCCGGGCGCGGCCAAGCCATGCCAGCACCCCAGGGCATGCCGCAGGGCCAGCCTGGCGTGATTTCGGGCTCTGGCACCAGCGATGCCGAAATCAACAAGAACGCCGGCCAGGTGCTGGCCCAGCTGCCTCAGGCCGTGCAGCAATCCATGCAGGTGCGCCGCAGCCTGGAGAACGCGCTGCACTCCCTGCAGGGAACCAAGACCGGGCCGGGCACTGCTGGCGCATTCAGCCTCACGGCCATGCTGCAGAACCTGGGCCTGCCGGTGGCAAAAGAGCCCACGGCCAATTACCAGACCCTGACCAAGTACCTGAACAACAGCTTGAGCACGGCATCGGCCATCCACGGCACCAATGGATCAGATGCCCGCATGGAGCAGTTCAGTCATGGCCAGCCGAACGCCGACACCATGAACAAGGGCCCACTCGAGCAGGCCATTCGCTACGTGCTGAGCCAGAACGACGCAGTGACCGCCGCCAACCAGGTGATCGGCAGCGAGTACCAGCGCCTGCAAGCTGTTGGGGACCCCCGGGCCGCGTACAACGCCCAGCAGGCGTGGGTGAAGCAGTACGACCCGAAGATTTTCGAGTTCAACCGCATGGGGCCGGCTGAGCGCAAGGCCATGGTCGACAGCATGACGGCTGAGCAGCGCAAGGCCTTCGGCGAGAAGTACAACGCCTTCAACGCGCGGGGGTGGGTCCAATGAGCGCATGGGATGACGCACTGAAGGATGCGGCGCCCGCGCCCGTCCGCAAATCCAACCTGTGGGAGCAGACCCTGGCCATGCCCAGCCAGCAGGCGCACGCGGACGATCCTGGAGCGCTGCAGACTTTGCTGATCGGTGCCGGCCGCACGTTCGATCGGCTGGGCAAGGGTGCGCAGCAGCTCTATTACGGGGCAACAGGCAACCATGACGCGCAGCGCAAGCTCGCAGAAGCGGCGGCCGAAGATGATCGAATCTACAGCCACCTGCAGCAGCAACGACCCTTCACCACGGGAATCGGCGAGGCGCTGCCCGCTATGGTCATGCCTGCCGGCGGGGGCGCTACTCTGGGCACCACGATGGCGATGCAGGCCGCAGCAGGCGCTGCGATTCCGGCGCTGTCCTATGGCAGCCTGGGTGAGCGCGCCCAGGGCGCAGGTTGGGGAGCTGCTGCTGGCGCTGCGGTGCCGGCCCTCGGGGCTGCCGTGAAAACCGGCTACGCAGCGGCAGAGCCGTTGTTCAAAGCGGGCCAGGACAAGATCATCGGCCGCGCCCTGACCCGGGCCGCCGGGCTGGATGCTGAGATGGCAATGTGGCGCATGCAAAACGCCTCTCCGCTGGTGGCCGGCTCGCTACCCACGGTGGCCCAGGTCGCGGAAAACGGCGGCCTTGCAGCCCTGGAGCGTTCCGCTTCCGCAGTGAATCCAGCGGAATACGCGCAGCGCGCTGCAGACCAGATCGGCGCCCGCCGCGCGGCCTTGCAGGGCATTGCTGGCACACCCAACGACCTGGCCACTGCGGAGGCCATGCGCGCCAACGCGAGCACCCCCTGGTACAACCAGGCCAAGAGCGTCGATCTGCCGGTGACCAAGAAGCTGGCCGACCTGCTCGACCGGATGCCGGCCAGCACCCAGGGCCGGGCCGAACGCATTGCGCACGTCGAAGGCGAGCCCCTGGGCAAACAGGCCTTGCAACCCCAGGTGATCAACTCATCCATCTTGGGCGCAAACGGCCAGCCGATCCAGCTGGGCCAGGTCAATGGAGCGCCGGCCACCATGAGCGGCCGGGGCCTGCATTACCTGAAGCTGGGTCTGGACGATGAGGCAAATCTGGCTGCGAACAGCAGCGCCCGTGTGGGGCCCGCCGAGTCCAATGCCATCGGTGGCTTGCAGGGCGACTTCAAGGGCTTTTTGAACGAAAACTTGCCGGGTTTTCAGAAGGCCAACCAGATCTACGCCGACCTGTCGCGCCCCATCAACCAGATGCAGATCGGGCAGCACCTGCACGACAAGCTGGCGCCAGGCCTGGCCGACCACGGCATGCAGATCGGCGAACGGGCCCAGGCATTTGGCAATTTGCTACGCGATGACGGCCTGCCCGCGCGTGTGACTGGCTTCCCGGGTGCCACCTGGGACAACACCCTGTCGCCGCAGCAGCTGGCCACCGTCAACAACGTGGCCCAGGACCTAGCCCGCACAGCCAACGCGGCCAATTTGGGCAAGGGCGGCGGCTCCGACACGGTGCAGAAGCTGGCCATGCAGAACATAGCCGCGCAGTCGGGGATGCCTTCCGCGATGGGCGCGCTCACGGGGGTGGGGTCCAAGGCCTTGGGCCTGGTCTACGACGATGCCAATCAGAAGATGGCGCAAAAGCTGGCCCAGGCCCTGCTGAACCCCAGCGAGGCCGCTGCACTGATGGGCAACGCTGGCCAGGGCTTTATGGCGAATTCACCGACCGCCCGCAATGCTCTAGCGCAGGCGCTTTGGCGCAGCAGTTTCGCTTTGCCCGCGGCTGGCGCGCAGCTTCAGGAAAGCCTGCTTCCAGCACTGACGGCTGAATAAGTCGAACCCGGCCAGCGGAAAGCCTTTGCGCTGCAGCCAGCCTTCAAGGACGTTGACGCCCAGCCAAAACAGGGGGCCGATGACGCCGATCACCAGCGCCTGAGCTACGAACCGGGCGAAGTCCATTTGTCAGCAGCCGCCCGCGAGGCGGCTTTTTCATTGGGGAAACGAGTATGCCATTCAACGGCTCGGGGGTGTTTGCCCGCATTTACAACTGGGTGACGGACGCCGGTAACGGCGTGCCCATCACAGCGTCTCGCGTGGATGCCGACATGGCGGATGTCGTGGGCGCGCTGAACAACTGCGTCACGCGTGATGGGCAAGGCTATTTCAGCGCCGACATCAACGCGAATGGCAACAGCCTGAAAAACGTGACGGCCATCAAAGGGCCTGGAGCGGTGCAAGCAATGGCCCTGGATGCGTCAGGGAACGTTTCGATGTCGGCCATTCTTGTGGCCAAGGCCCTGCAAGAGACCAAGGTGGCCATGGCTGCTAACAACATCGACTTGAGCGCTGGAAATGTGTTCAGCAAGACCATCTCTGGCGCCACCACCCTGATGGTCAGCAACATTCCCGCTGCTGGAACCGTAGGAGCCTTCCAGCTCAACTTGACCAATGGCGGGTCGGCCACGCTTACTTGGTGGTCAGGTATCAAGTGGGCGGCGGGCATTTCCCCCACGCTCACTGCAGCGGGGCGAGACCGCCTGGCGTTCATCACTGAGGACGGCGGAACGACATGGGATGGTTTTGTCATCGGAAAGGGCATGGCGTGAGCACCCTGACATTGATGATGGCCGCCGCGAGTGCCTATCCCGCGACGGCAATTCGATATCTTGTTGTTGCGGGCGGCGGTGGCGGGAGTGGCTCAAGCGGGGGCAGCTCGGGGGGATTTGGAGGTGCCGGCGGATATCAAGCCGGAACCAATTTCTCTGTCACCCCGGGCGTTCCGTACAGCATTTCCGTGGGCGCCGGTGGCGCAGGCAACAGTGGCGCCGGAAATGCCAGCCCGGGCAGCAACTCAGTTTTCTCCACCATCACAGCTTATGGCGGAGGCTACGGCGGCGGGTTCAATCAGCCTGGTGGAAATGGGGGATCTGGCGGCGGCGGCGGCGGCTATGTTGGCGGCAGCGGAAGCCCTCAACCGGGCGGCTCTGGCATTGCAGGGCAGGGAAATTCGGGCGGGCAGGGGGACGGAAACCCGGCAGACGGCGGGGGTGGCGGCGGTGCTGGTTCGGCGGCAACGGGCCCAAGCAGCGGATCAGGAATTTCCAATTCCATCACCGGCGTATCTGTGACCTATGCCTCTGGCGGGGCATCGGTCGGGTCGAACACCGGCAACGGGGGGCGCGCCTCTGGATCAGGTGCCGGTACCGCTGGCGACCCCGGAATCGTCGTCATTCAGTACCCCACGACCTATTCGATCCCCGCCTCAATTACCGGAGCGTACACCGACATTTCGGCCAGCACCCCCGGCTACCGAACTTACAAATTCACCGGCAACGGTTCCATCACTTTTTGAGGCGGACCATGTTCATCGATACAACCACTCGTACCACCTACCAAAACGACTACTTTTTGCGCGCAGCGCGTCACGACATCAGCTTCCCGGCAGTGATCGACGACGCTGCGCTTGTCAGCACGCCGATCGCTCGCGTCTTGGCCACTGATCAGCCGGTTTTTGATGTTGCGACCCAAGGCGTAAGAGAACTCCCCCCCGAATTTGATGGTACCGCTTGGCGCCAAGCCTGGGAGGTTTACAGCCTTGCCGGAGATGAGGCGAAGGCGGCTCGCGCGGCGGTAGTGCAGCAATACACAGACGCCCTTGCCGCGATGCTTGATGCAAAGGCACAGGAAAAAAATTACGACAACCGTATTTCTTGCGCTTTGCGCGCTGGCTACCCGGGCCCGTTCAACGCAGAAGGCTCGAAATTTGCCGCATGGATGGACACATGCAACGCACTGGGCTACCAGGTGCTGGCTGATGTCAATGCCGGGAAGCGGCCACGTCCCACTCTCCCCGAGTTTCTCGCCCTGATGCCTGCACTGGTCTGGCCGGCGTGAATGTCAACACGATTGTTCAACCCACCCGCTGTCACACCATGAGCGAATCCAAACAGACCGACGAACGCCGCGGCCCCCAAGAAGTGCGCCTGCGCCAGGAAACGATTGATCACCTGACCGAAAAAATGAGCGAAGCCGTTGCCGCCGGCATCACCAAAGCAGTGGCCGACATCCAGGCCCAGGCCACTCAGAGAGTGGGCGGGTTTGTGCTGGGCGGTTTGGCCGGCTTGATGCAGCGCCTGGGCGTGTTCCTGCTTGTGGGCGGCATCGTGTACGCACTGGGTGGTTGGGACGCCCTGGGCTCCATGTTCCGCCATTACGTGCTGGGGGCATCGTGAGCCTTGATGTGTACCCCAACCGCTCGGCCTTCTTGGCCATGCTCGGGTGGAGCGAGGGCACACGCACCAGCTCAGCCACCGCGCGTGACGGCTATGACGTGATCGTCACCGGCGCCGATGGCCGTCCCGAGGTGTTTACCGACTTCGGTGCGCACCCCTTTGCGGCGGGCCGGCCTCCCAAGGTGATTCGCCCGGGCCTGTCCTCCACTGCATCGGGCCGCTACCAAGTGCTGCTGCGTTACTGGCTGGCCTACGCCAAAAGCCTGGGCCTGCCCGACTTCAGCCCCGCCAGTCAGGACGCCGTGGCGCTCCAGCAGATCCGCGAGCGCGGCGCGCTTCCGCTGATCGACGGCGGCAACATCCAACTGGCCATTCAGCGCTGCGCCAACCTTTGGGCCAGCCTGCCAGGCGCCGGCTACGCCCAGCCAGAACAGAAGATGGATCGCTTGCTGGTGGTATTCGTGGCCGCCGGCGGAAAGGTGGCCCCATGACGATTCGAGAACAGTTTGCCGCCGTGGTGCTGGTGTTCGTCGGCTGGCTGGCGCTGGTGCTGCTCAATCTCACAGATGCCGGCAGCCTGGTGCAGACCATGCGCGAAATTCTGCTTTGCGCGCTGACCTTCAAGGCCACGCTGGCCCAGCCGCCCGGGCCACCTCCGCCACCCAGTGCTACGGCACCCGTCACCCCAAACCCATAG